TAGCCTTCGGCGCGATAGACGGCAACGCCTCCCGCTTTGCCATCCCGGCCAACCCAAGTCAGCCCGGAATCGACAATGCGAACCGAATCCCGCGAGACGCAACCAACCTCAGCGGCGGGCGCGTTCACACGGGCAAAGAGCGAGTCAATATCGCCCGTCAGATACCACCACTCGGTTGTTTCCTTGCCGAGTAGGGCAATCTCGTTCCCAACCTTGCGAACGCAAACCAAGGCGTCCGATTCCGCCTCAGTCGTCGCAAAGTGCAGCGGATCGAATGAAGCCGAATTGTTGAACGCGGACCACCTAAACCGGCCCTCATCCTTCACCGAATAGACGGAGTAACCACCCAGGTTCGTAACGCTTGACGCTTGCTCGAAATCAGAGTCCGTGATTTCCGAAAGGGTGGGGCCTGTCGGGTCGAAGGTGTAAGACTTTAGCTCCGCGACAATATCGAGCTGCGCGCCGTTGAACGACATATCAACGAGCGCGGAGCCCTCAATCGTGCCGAGGTTTGTGGTCGCGCCGGCAGAAGTTACCGAGTAAAGCGAAGTCCCAACCACCGCGTAATGCACGTCGTTCGCGGTGATTTGACCGCGCACCGTGCCGCCGCCGATCGTGGCGAAGGAAGACTTGGCTGGCGTGCTGTACAACACCCAATCGGTTCGGCCTTCGGCCTCGACTGGTTCGGCGTAGAGATTCACAAGGCTTTGAAGCCCTGCCGCGCCGCTTCGGCCCTTGCCGAATGTTCGGGCGAGGGCGATGCGTTCGCGGGCCATTTATTGTGCGACAGTTCCCGGTGCGTTCACGGTTAATTATGAGTTGCCGCCTACAGTGGCGGCATGTTCAAGATTCGCGTCGGTACGAAAGACACTTTTGCGCTTGTCTCTGCGCAAGATTACCCGCACTTATCGACGTTCAAGTGGCAGATTAGTTACAATCCGCGAGGTCGCACCATTTACGCAGTGCGGCGCCAGAGGATTGATGGCGTGCTGCGATCGTTTTCGATGCACCGTCAAATCATGCAGCCGCCAAGAGACATGTGGGTCGATCACATTGATCGCGACGGCTTGAACAACACGCGCGAGAATTTGCGCATTTGCACGCCGAGCCAAAATCAAGGCAACCGCCGCCAAAACAGAGACAGCACCAACCCCTACGTTGGCGTCCAGCAAATCATGCGGCGCTTCCAGGCCGTAATCATGGTCGAAGGGCGTCGCTATGATCTAGGCAGGTTTGCCACCGCAGAGGAAGCGGCGCGAGCCTACGACGCCAAGGCCATAGAGCTACGGGGAAAGTTTGCGCGCCTAAACTTCCCATAATTCAAATTAGACGAGAAGTTAAGGCAGGCTTACGCGCGCCGCTGCATCCGCAGGCGCCCTAGCCGACGCCCAGGCTCGCCCCGATGCTGTACGTAATCGAATCGCTATCCGCGTGCGCGCAACTCACGCGCCACACGCGCGGAATGCGGGCGTTGGCGCTGACGTTTGCCGTCACCGTCGCGCCCGGTAGCTATCTCGCGAACCTCTCATAGTAACGAAGGTAACGCAAGTACGTTTTTAGTATTTTGCGTAGGTCACGAAGCCCGTAACCGCGCCGGTTGTCGTCGTGATGCACAAAGCGTTCGACGCGATCGTACGAAATGCCGAACCGTTCATGCCCGTGTGCGAGATCGAGCCTTCATCCGGCATACGCATGGCGCCTGTGATGTCGGTCGTTCCCGATCCACACGCGACGCCCGTACCGTAAACAAACTTCGCCGTTGTTGCGAGTGTGTCGCCGGAAATGACGAACCCACAGACGCGAATGACTTGCGACGCAGTGAGCGCCACCAGCTCCGTCGTCGTGCCGGCTGCGACGGAGATCGCTGCGGAGTTGGCGCAAGTGAAATTGAAGTCCATCGTCGCGCCATTATTAAGGTATGGTGCGACTGGCAAAGCACGCGGAGTCGGTTCGTCCTCATCGCGCCCGATGACGCCAGCGCCGCGTGACAACGCAACACCATCACTGAATGTCAGGGATGATCCTACGAGCCGCACGCGCGTGTTGCCATTGCGGTCGGTCTGAAGATCAGCGCGCTCGCCGGTCACAATATTTGACGGCAGGGTCGAGTTATAAACCCCACCAACCTTAACTGGATTACCCGAGTCCGTAGCGCCAGAGGCAACGTTGCCGCCGACATAGAGAATCCCATTCGCAGACATGCGAAGGTTGCCGAATTGGTTCTCTGTAACCGTCGTCGGCGTGGTATCGTCAAACTGCGCGAGAAGACCCGAGGCCGCAATGCCAACACCTGTGCTGTCAGCCGCGTTGACCATCTGGCGGGCCGAAATCATCGCGGTCCCGTTGTAGAGGCCCTGCGCTACCGCACCCTCTGCGGAGCAATTCACCCGCGCAATATCGCCGTTGTCCACCGCATCCGTTGTGGTTTCGAACATGCAGCCCATCGGAATGGGGTTGCCGCTCGCGGCAGCGTCATCCGCAGCCGCGCCGCCGACTGTTTGCGCACCGCCAGAGCTGACCGCAATCGGAACAGCGTTCGTTCCGTCGCTTCCCTGCACCAATACCGGATTCGGATTCGACTGCTTGAACCACGTCGAGACGGTTTCGCCCGTGGCTTGGGCCAAGCCCAACATCAACCACGTGCCGAGCGCAGCGCCGACGCCCCACGACAATGCGCGGGTGAATGAAACTTTCATGTGTGATCCTTAGAAGTAATTCGACGTGACCGGCTCGCGGCTCGATCGCTTCGAGCAATGCCGTTCAAGGGCTTGAAACCCCGCAGGGCCTAACGTGTAAGGAGCATCCGCCCCCTGCCCTCGCCCAAAATGTTCCGCCGCCTGACCGGCGACGATTTGGGCCAAGGGGATTTTGACGGCTTCGGGCACGGCATCCGAAGCCCAATAGCGCAAGCCTTCCTCAGTGAGCCAAGCAATGACCCCATCGAAGTATTCGTCAATCTTGGCATCGTCGCCCGCGCTTAGCGTCTCGTTCCCCGAGATAAGCCCTAGCTCTTTGGCCGCCAGGGCTCTAACGACAAGATCGGTGACGGTCATTCGGCGACGGGCGCCTTGGCCTTACGGGCCGCACGCTTCGGGCGCTTGACTTCCTCGAATACGGGGCCGGGGGTTTCTTCCTCGCATTCCTCGAAATGCTTGTGCTGGCCGAGCTTGAATACCGCATGATCGAACGCGGCGCGCGTCGCGAATTTCTTCGGGTCGAGTTGCTGCGGGACGTTGAGCGCCCATTTGTGCCCGAAGATTTCGACCGAGGCGGGCATGTCTTCCTCTTGACGGTCGTCAAGAACGTGCATCTTGCCGTCGCGGTCGTGCATGGTCTGAACGTCGCCGGAAGTCTGAACCCCGCCGATGTAAACGAAAGTCGCCATTGGTACTCCCTTGAGAATGAAAAGAGACGGGGCGGCCAATCGACCGCCCCGCTTAAGTCAGTCAGTCGCGATTAGCTCGCGCCGCCTTCGATCGTGCCGAGAATCGACACATAGATCGAACCCGTCGTCGTTGCGGGCGACCCAACAGGCGTGGCCGTGGCGAGTGTGTCCGCGCTGTACTTGTGGCTAAAGCCAACGCCCGAACCGGGCGCGCGGCACGCATAGACGGCCTGCGCCGTCTGTCCGACCGTGTGGCCCGCAGCTTGAACCAAGCGGTCAGGATCGCCCGTATCGCCCAAGTCCCAAGTCAACGTGGTGCCGGAATCCATGTCGGTGCCGGCAATGAATGCGCCCATGTAGCGGAAACCAGCCGGAAGCCAACCGAGATAGGTCGTATCCGATGAGGTCCACGCCGCCGTGAACGCAACTTCGAAGTAAAACGCCTTGAGGTTGCCCCCGAGGCCGTGACCAACACCGCCAATGGGACGGCTCGTATTCGAGCCGTTGGCGGTGAGGTGTGAGGAGTAGTAGGTAGCCATGTGGGGTTATGCCCTCAAAAGAGTTAGGTCGGTCGAGTTCGTCAGCGACGCGGGGGTCGTGTCCGTCATCGCGTTGAACATCGTTGTGGCGTCGGTGTAAGCGACGGTCGTATTGGCGGCGCCAAGTTCGGTCGTGCCGAACGTAAATTCGCCGTCCGACTTCGTCGCCGTCACCCAACCAACGCGCGCATGGCCCGAGGCGGCAGCGGGTAAGCCCGCAACAGCCAGAGCCGCGCTCGCGTAGCCGGTGGCGTTCGCCGTGGCTTCCACCGCGTCAAGCGTGCCGTCGGCGCCAATGTCAAACGCAACAGCGCCGTAAAGCGCCTGCGGGACAACATCGTTGCCGGGGGCTGTGCCAGCCACGACGGCGGCTTTGATGTAGTGCTTGCCGCCGATGAAGTAGTGGAACAGTGCCGTGGCAACGTTCGTCGGGGTCGAGCCGATCGCCAGCGCCGGGACGCCGATGACGAAATTGCCTTGCAGCTTCGCCAAGATCGTGTCCACCGCCGTCTTGAACGTGGCGTGATCGTCGGCCAGCTCGTTCACCAAGTCGTTCAGGTTAGCCAGCGCGGCCCATTGGTCGCGCTGGTTCATCCCGTCCGCAGTGATCGAGCCTTGAAGGGGTCTAAAGCTCATGTCTCTAGACTCCCTTAGTCAGCGACGCCAGAAACGTACACCGTGACAATGCCGTTCTGTTTCGAGGCACCCGCCGCGCCCGTGCCGAAGTGCAACTTCGCGAGGCCGCGCAGTTCTTCGATGCCGACGCCCGGACGGAACTTGTAGTCATCCGTCATGTCGCTAACCGGAGTCGGTTCCTGACCCCAAGCGATACCGAACGCGCCCTGACCGCAGAGGAAGCACGGTTCCACCGCAATCGAAGATGCGCCAGCCGTGGCAAACGTCGCCGAAGTCGTGAGCGTGGTCGAAATCTCGGGGACTTCGACGTACATCACGCCGTCGTAGATGATCGTCCCATCTTGGAAGATCGGATTGGCGTCCACGTCGCGCGGGCGCGCGTCGCGGTTGGCCTGGGTAATCACCGAGTCCGTCTTGAGGTCACGGAACGAACGCGAGCCGCAGAACATCACGAAGTATTCCCGGCCCGTCTCCGTCATGAACGGAGTGATGGCGGGCGATGCATTCTTCGCCATGCGCTTGGCAAGCGAACCGACCGAGGCCGTCAGCTTGTCGTTGGTCGAGTCAACCGTGGCAAGGCCGGTTGCGTGCGTCGCCGAGTAGTTCGACGTTGCCGAACCGAACAGGATGCGATCCTGATTGGCAGCGCACCACGTATTGAAGTTCGTGGAGGTCGCCGCCGTGACGATAACGTTACCGTCAACGTCATAGATGGCAACAGCCGGGATGCTCGACGTGGTAACGGTCGGGCCGCCAAGATATTTGATGATGTCGCTACGGAGCGTTTCGGCGCTCCAGTTGCGCAGCATCGGCTTGGCCGCGTTCAGGAGGTTGATTTCGGTCTTGTACTGCGTGGACTTCGGAACCTTGACCGCGTTGCGCAGCCAATCAATCGAAATCGCGCAGTTGTAGTTACCGAGAGCTTCCTCTTTGCCGCTCAACGTGCCCGAGCCGCGAACGCCGGCAGAGCCGAGTTTCGTCAGAAGCGGAATGTTGATCGTCTTGCCCGATTCGTCTTGAAGCTCGTACTTCGTGACGAAAATCGACTCGCTCGATTTGCCCATGTAGGGCATGAAGCCCGAGCGGCGGATGTATTCTTTCAGGTAGTCCGTTGACCAGACCTGTTTCTCCAGGGCGGTCGCGAGGGTGGTTTCACTCATGCAGTGGGGTGTGCTTTCCAGCGCACCCGTTCAGTGACGGTGTGCGCTACTTGAACACCGAGTCGAAAGCGACGCCGGGTCCGGTTGGGACTTTCGGCGCGTTGCCGCCTGCTGCGGGTGCAGAGGCAAGCGAAGGCTTCGGGAGCGGTGTTGGGGTTGCTGGAGTTAGTGCGGCAACCGGCGCGGGCGATGCGGGAGCGCCTTGGAGTACGTAACCGCGCGCCTTGGCTTGTTCTTCAAACCATGCGTCTAGGTCACGATCGCCAAGCGATTGCATTTGCTTGTCGCGCTTGTGTGCCTTCACAACGAAGTCGTAAGGGTGAGGGCTTGATTGGACGGATTGCCAAAGGCCGGGGTTTTTCTTCAACTCTTCCGTTAGCCATTGCTTCGCAGCGGCGATCGCTTCGGCGCCGTATTTCTCGGTTGCCATAAGCTCGGAGAAGTTCGCGCGTTCCTCAAATCGCGTTGCGGCGATTTGCGATTCAAAGTGCGACTTGAAGCCGTCCGGGTCCGTGATCGGGTCAAGGTCGGTCGGTTTCTTTGTCGCCTCATCGAATTTGCGCCGCATGTCATCCAACTCGCGCTGGAGGGCTTGGCGCTTCTCGCGCTCGTCAAGCTGTGCGGCCAATGGGACGTACCCAGGCGGGGCTGCGGTTGACGATGCTGGAGCCGGGGCCGGTGTGACTGGCGCGGGCTCAATCGGAGCGGGCGGAGGCGGCTCTACTGCCTTCGGCGGCTCCGGGGTTTCCGGTTTAGGTGCGGGCTCCGGTGTCGGGGCCTCAACCTCTTTGGTGGACGTGAACCGTCCCTTCTCGTCACGTTCCTGTAGGAACGCGAGCGGGTCTCTTTCCTCTGTCAAGTTTTCCTCATGTCGCCCGTATCGGCGGCGGCCCGATTCAATCGCCCTTAACGGTGGCGGCTCGTGTGGGGAAACTGTCCCCATAAACAGATTGCGACCTTACGCTGTCGGCGCGTATTCAATCACGCGCAGTAGCGCGGGAAATCCATGTCGGTACTTTTCAACGCCTCGCGCGCAAGGTCCGCCGCATTTGGCGCCCCGCCGGCGATCGCTTGCAGCACATCTTCGCGCAGTTGGTCTTCCATGCCGTGCGCGGCTTCGTAGTCGCCCCTGCACTCGCCAATCATGGCTACGCGCTTTGCGACTTCTTTCGGTGTCATCACACTCTCCCAAGTTGATGTAGGTTGCGGCGGCGGCGCTCTATCCAACGCGGGGAGCAAAGCTCACACGCCGGAAGGAGGAAGAAGCGCGGAGCTACGCGGGACGGCAGCACGCCGCCGCAAGGATTACGGCGCTGGTTGCGCCAATTCCAACTTACGCAAGCGTTCCTCGACTTCGCGCATCCACGCCGCCTTGGCGGGGTCTTCGCAATCGGGTTGCTTGGTAAGGTCGTCGTAACGCTTCGCGGAGTCGATCAGCCGCTTAAGCTCGTCGAACTTCTGCCGGTCCCACTGGTCGGTTGGCGTTCGCCGCCCGTAGTCGTAAACCATCGAAACAACGCACATTATGTTCTCCCCTTCTGCTTTGGCTTAGTGCGCGCGGCTTGGCGGGCCTGCGCTTGTGATTGCGTGAAGGCGGCTTGCTTCTGTTGCAATGCCTGTTCGCCCTGCACGGCTTTGAGGCGAAGGTTCTGCACGCCTTCCGCCGCTTTGATCCGGCCCGCTTGTGCAGTTTGTTCCATGTCCATCGCGTGATCTTCGCGGCGCATCATGGTTTCTTGCGCAAATTCCTCGCGCTGCATCTGCATTTCTTGTTGGTGCTCAGCCATGCGCAATTGCGGCTCTACGCCGACCATTTGCGCCTCTTGCTGCGTCTTGACCGCTTGGGCGCGCTTTAGATCGGCGCCCGCCTCCTTTTCCGACACGTCAGCCACAGCGCCGCGCAGTTGAAGCTCTTGCGCCATCTGCTGTTGCGGTGTCGGCTGCGGCGGTTTCTTCATCTCATCGAGAAGCATCCGCTTGTGCGGCAGGCTCGATGCTTTAATCAGCGTGGCAAACGGGAACGGCGGCTCTTGACCTGCCGATACGGCCATACCCCAAAGCTCGGCGAGCTTCGTAAATTGTTCCTCCTGGATAACCGCCGTGTCGGGCGTCGTATCCAAGACAATGTCCACGTCCATTTTGGCGGGCGTGCGCATCCGCATTTGCGGCTGGCCCGTCATCGGGTCAACTACTGGCTGGCCGTTCTCATCCGTCACAGGCTCAGGCCCGTTCAGCAAAATGTACTTCGGCGCGCTCTCGTCATCCGTCACGCGGACGTATTTCGGCTCCGTCCAGAATTGTTTGATGCAGTACCAAACCGCGCGATAGACGCGCAGTTCCCAATCGTTGAGCTGAGCGAGTAGCCCCGCCATCTCGGTCATGCCCGCCTGTTGCTCGGCGAGTAGCGCCCTACCCGATTGGCCGCCAGTCTGCCGCCCTATGATCGCGGGCGTCGGCGACAAGCGCCGCATCTTGGAATCCCAATACTCCAAGATTTGCGCATGACCCGGCGTTAGGTTGCGGTCGCCAATTTCCTCGACCTGCTCGGCCTTGGCGACGATGATCCCGTCAGGCTTCGCCCATTCCGCGCGGACTTCATCGTGATCCTGAACGGCGGGGTCAACGCGCAGCTTTGCGACGTTGAGGATATGCGTGATTTTGGAGGCGGTCTTGTTCAAACCATCCTGCGGCCCTCTCAGGTCGCGGACAATCCCATAACGCTGATTCTGCCGATCGACATAGGCCGACTGCGCAATCAGATTGCAGAACGAGCGCCCCCGGTCGTCAACGTAAGGCGCCCTCCCATCCTCAATAATCGCATTCGACACAAAGAGCGTGCGCCACCATTCCCCGCCCTTGCGGTGGTACATCTCAATGACCATGACGCGGCGGGTTTTGCTATCGGCCCAAGCCCAACCCGCTGGCCGGTCTTCGTGCGTTTCGTTTGCCAGGAGCCCGTTGTTATCAACGGACATGCGGATAAACCCACGGATTTTCTCATCATCCGTGAGGGCCAAGGCGTCCGCCTCGTCCATCCACTTGGCGAGGCCCTTATAGCGCGCATCCATGAAATCGGACTCGCGGCTATAGGGGTCATAGAAAAATTCTTCGGGCCTGCCCTTCCTGATAACAACTTCGCGTTGCTGGTCGATCTCGACCACGGCAACGACAACGCCCGGAACGAAGTAGTCCTTCAGCCCCTTGGATTTGATCGCCTGAAACCGCTGTTCATCCGCGACATAGCGCAGACAGTCGGTTGCAATCTCGGCGGAATCCGAGTCGTTCGGCGTGCGGCCCCAAGCCTTCGGATCGGTGCGGCCACGCTCGATTAGGCCAATCACCCCATTCACGGAGGCTTTGGTTTCGTTCGCGACTAGGGCCGGCTGCTTGCGGCTCAAGAGAATTTGTTTCTCTTGGTCCGTCCATTGGTTCCCGTCGTAGTAGTCTTGATCCGCTTCCCAATTCTTGCGCGCCGGCTCGCAAATCTCTTGCGAGCGCATGAACTTGCGTTTCAGGTCGCGTAAGTATTGGTCGTCAGCGTCGGGAACGCTTTTGGTGTCGGCCATGCTATTGGACGGTCAATCTCTCTTGAGGCCAGCCGGATACGCGGAGCATGGCCCCACACGTTCCGCACTGAATAAGCCCGTGAAGCCCGCGCGTGTCGGCGTTGGCGGGCAGTTCAAATACTGTGTTCCAGATGGCGCGCAGCGCGTTGCAATCGCCTTGAGTGGCTTTCGTGAGGCAGGGGCGTAAGGGTTGCCCCGGCTCTAGATCGACGCTAAGCGCCTTCACAGCGGAACGGCTTCCGTGTTCCGCAGTTTGGCCGCCACCCGTAACGCTTTCAGCGCATCGCCAAAGCAAGCAACGCGGCCATAGAGCGGCCCGGACAATCGCTTGGCTGCGTCGCTCGCGTACCTACGCCGTGCCGGCCGGTTGGCTGCGTTCATCATCGCGAACGCTGCACATTCCGCCTGATGCGCGATCAATTCTTCATCGTAACGAAATTGCGGGTCGGACAGGTACTTGTCCCACCACACGTCAGGCCCGCCCATCTTCGCTTGACGCTCGGAATGAACCGACTCATGCGCGATGATTTGCGGCGGGAGTTCTTTCAAACCACCAGGCGAATAGATCGCGTCCCCGTAACAAAACAAAACCCCCGGACTTCTCCGAGGGCCTAGCGCCGCCTCTATCTTTGCGATGTTGGGCGGATAGTCGTTTACAATCTTCATGCTTCCTCCCTATGCAGTCCGGTAGCTCTCCTGACTGGTTTTCTTGCGTGCGTAGGCGTCGGTTGGTTTCTTCGCGGGTTGCAGTTCGCGAACGATCGCCGGGTGCGTGTCGTAAACCGCGCGGCCTATCAGGCTGCACACGTCAACCGCGTCGTCATATTTCCCGGTTGGGAAGCGAATGAGTTGGTCGATCACGTCATCGGCCCATTGCTCTTTGGGGAACGACACGCGACCGTTTGCGGCGAGTGCTTGAAACGCTCTCGCCCGTGTCGGCTTGTCGTGAATGGACGGCATCCATTCGTGAGAAACCCACACCTTGCGTTCATCCATGCGGCGAGAGGTAATGCCCTCCATCGCCTTGCGGATAACGCCGTCTTCATCGAACCAGGCCAGCGGCTTGTGCTTATGCACCAGGTCCAGCTTGCGCTCGATCCACTTCGATGCGTCCGTCTGACCGCGCCACCAATCGGTCACGTAGAGCATGGGCGCTTTCGTCTCTGCATCGAAGCCCACACCGAACACACCGTGTTCTGTGAAGTCGCCGCCGCCTTCTGTGACGGCTAAGTCACTCGCACCGTAGAGATTGCACTTAGGCGCAACGTCATGGCGCTTGAACCATTCGCGCTTGAAGAAGTCGCCATCTTCGGGCGCCGGTCTTTGCTGATAGAGCGCGGCCCACATCATCGGGCTGGTTTCGCGCCTGCGCTGCTTTAGGAAGCCTGCGTAATCGTAATTCGGGTCATTGGCCCAAAGCCATTCGCCGGGCTCGCGGCCCAGAATATCGCCGGGCTCAGCGATCGCGCGTATCTCGACAACGCGCCCCCTCACCTGCCCGGACTTGATTTGCTCAAGTACCATCCCCGCGACATCTTCCTCATGCCAGCGGGTGTTGATGAGGATGCGTTTAGCGCCGGGTTTAAGACGGGCGCTGTAGTCGTCTAAGTACCATTCCCACCGCTTTTTGCGGATGGTTTCGGAGAGCGCGTCTTCACGATTGCCGAAGAAATCGTCACCCAAGCCTAAGTCAGCTCGGAACCCGGATATACCAACTCCCGCACCAACCGCGTAGTACTCACCTCCCGATTGAAGCGCCCACCGATCCGCAGCAGAGTTAGCCCCATCGAGACTAATGCCGAGGATATGGCCATCCGAAGCAATATCATTGCGAACCTTCCTCCCCCACCGTTGCGCAAACTCCACGCTGTGCGTTGCGAACAGAATCGAGTGCGTCGGATTCCGGGCAAGATAGCTTGCCGCAAGCAAATGGCTGATGTAGGTCGATTTCGCGCTACCGGGCGGCGCGAAGATCAACAGCACGTCTTCATCGGGCGAGGCTAGAAACGCCTCGACGTTCTCAATGATGCACTTGTGATGTGCGGCGGGCTCGAAACCCTTAAACCGCGCCCATTCAGTGAGTGACCTGCGAATGGCCCTGCGTCGCAACAACTCCTTCGCCGCCGTCACCCTCGTCAACGATTGCGATGAGTTCGGCGTCGGTTGCGGTGCGAGCATCTCTGATGGTGGTTGTGACGTTCGTCATGGGCTTACCCTCCAGACGATCGCCAATCTCCTTGTAGGCGGCTTGGTCCCCCTCCGCCGCTTTCTCGATTACAGCCGCAGCAAGTTTGCGAAGGCCGCCCGTTACGCCCTCTTTTCCGCCGCGCGACGCCAGCTCAAGGCGAAGCGCGTCGGTCCAGGGCTTTGCGCTCGCTTTTCCTAGGGGGTTGCCCGATTGGCCTTTCTGCCAAGCCATAGTTGCAATCGTTAAGTTATTGATTTGTTACGGCAGCGGCGCATTCGTGCGAACCACTTGATGCAAGCTGACTTGCGCCAAAAGGTTGTCGCCGAGTTCATAATTTGCGGCTGCGTTTTTGATGAAATGAAGCCCCGGCGAATGCTCTACGGCAATGCGCCAAGTTGAGCCTGCATCTTCGGAAACCATCAGCAACGTGCAGGACGTTTGCGCGGCGAGTTGCGGTGTTGGCGCGGGTTTGCGCCGGAACCAATTGAACATGCTCCCTCCAATTTGTTTATGAGTAGTCCGTGAACGGCCAATTCAAATCTTCCGAGCGAAGACTGATTTCCAGCCGGTCGGTGCGATCCATGCCGGCGGCTGTGGTGATCTTTATGTCAACGTAGCCCGTCCCCGAGACACGCTGAATTGCTTGGGTTGTGGTGTTTGAATCCCCGGCCACGGTTAGGCCGGAAGCGGTGCGGGTGACGCTGGAGATGGTATCTCCATTCAACCAGCCAGTGTAGTCAAACGTAAATACGCGATCGTCAGCAAGCCGCCCGTAGTCCATCCAATGAGCGGGGCCAAGGCGCTTGATGCCTCTGTAGCTCGCGCGGTCATTCTCACCCACGAAGATGATGCGATCGGCCATTATTCGTACCGGGGCTTTAACTTCTGGCGATTCCCAAACCCAAGGTCATGCCAGAGGCCGGATTCTAAATCTGTCGCGTCGTCGGAATCCGGGGCGCTTTCGTAATAAACAAAGCGGTCATCAATGGCGGATTCGTGTGCTTCTGGTTCCACGTCTCGGTGACGTGGGGAAGCTTCGGTGTGGGTGATGGCGGCTCCAAATGAAAACCGTACAGACGCTTGGCGACTGCAGAGGCCCCGGCCAGTATGATGGCGCTGAGCGCCTGAGGATTGTCTACGCCTGGCGATCAACCCAGGCGGCTCGCGGATCGTTTTCGGCCCGATGGCCCGCAAGTCTTAGAGCTTAGCCACCTGTTCGGAACCCAACTGTTCCACACAGCGGCCTCAGCCGAAACTTTGGGCCGTTTGTCAGGGCAACACGGCGAACGTTGCTAAGCGGCGGGTGATACCCCGACCTGACATTGCGCCGGAGCAAAGCTCACTCGCGCAATTCCTGTATCCTACACAAGTATGGTCATATTTGAGGTCCGCAGTCAAGAGGGATTGTGCCCGGATTGGGAATTTGTTCTTAGCGCGTTTGCGGCGATGTTGTGAGGTAGAATTAGCATTTGATAGACGATCGAGCGCGCTCGCACCGCTTCGGGGTGGCCGTCAAAGCGCGCGGCGATTTCTTCGGCGCAAGTCTGCTTGATGCACTCAAGGGCGGCACGGAGCCGATCAGCCTCCGTCACGGCTCGCCCCCCATCAAATCCAAAGCCACCCGGAAATATGCAATACCGTGTTTCTCGGGCCTTCCGGTTCTCTTGGCCCAATCTTCTGCCGATAGCCCGTCAATTAACACAAGGTCAACGAGCGTTACCAAGTACGGCGCATGTTTGAGCCTGTCTTGCATCCGCCAGAGGCGCTTTTGTGCGTCGAGGCAATGCGCCGGCACGCCGGGGACAGAACCACGTGAGCCGGTTTCAAAACGCGACATGACAGGCCCGCCCCACATGCCTTTGATGTAGTTGGCCAGGTACAGCTCACCCGTTCCGATTTGGGCGCGGGTTAGAATTAGGCCATCGTCCGCTATCGGTTTGCCTTCTGCGTCTTTCGTGCGGCTGTAACGGTCCCAAGCTGTGCCTAGACGTTGGGGGCGGGCATAGGGCTTCTCTTGGGTTGGCTTCCCATCGTCTGCCAAGTGATCGGCTTTGGATAGGCGCTCTTTGGTGGGGGTGAGTTGGTCTGTCATTGCGCCGACGCCCAAACGGCGAGCTCAATCATTGCTGCGAAGAACGCGACGAACAGAAGCGCGCCCTCCGCCCACTTGCGCGTGCCTATGTCGAGCGCACTGGCGCCGTAAATGAACGAGCCGAGCAAGAACAATTGCGCCCAGGTCATCCCGGCACCCGATAAGGCAAAATCCTATCCGCAAAAGCCACATGATGCACAAAGGCTTTCGAGAGGGCGCGGTCTAGGGCTTCGCCGTCGCGAAACTCTTTCTGCGCCCTATTAAATTCTTCAAACTCTGGCGTTCCGGGGCCGAACGGCCCAGCCGTGCCGATTGGCGCTTCCCTTTTCGCCTTCCGCTTCGCCTTCCGCTTCGCCATCATTTCGTCAATGGCTTTGTCGATCGGTGTTTTTTCTTCTGGCGGTTTTGGGGGTGGGTTGTTGTAGTAGTCCCAAATGGCGGAAGCTGGCGGACCAAACAACGCGCGACAAAGCGGAACACGCCGATCATCCTTCCACACCACAACATCGCCAGTTATTTCAACCGAGCCGCTGGTGTCGTTGTCGCGGAAAACGCTGCATCTGCCATCGCCGAATCGCGTTACCACTACGCGCTTGCCTTGGTGCTCCAAACGCGCTTCGGCAACCGGGCGCGAAATCCGGTTGAAAGTTGGCCGCCCCGCTAAGTGCTTTCCGAGTGGGGAGAGGTCGAGGGCGTGAAGCATGGCCGCTTGCGAGTGCGAACCCCCTGACGGAACGCGCTGAAAGTCGCGCCCGTCCCATTGCTGCCAACCCTGACTTGACCAATAGCAGTCGCCAGGGCGCAAGTGCGCGGGAGTTTCGCACGCCTCGCGCATTGCTCGGTATCCTGTAAACCTTCGCATTTTCCCTATTCCTCCCTCGCCTTACCAGCGGTTAGACGTTTTGCGGATTCAAGTTCTGCTTCGGTGAATAGGCGGTTGAGTGATTCTAGATCATCATCCGCGCCATCGGACTTCACGGCTTGTGCGTTGAAGCCGTATTGCCTGCGCCATGCGAGGCATTGAGCCGCGCGCCTTGCGACTTCCTCCGCACTGTTGGCGTGGAAGCGCTCTCCGTCGTCGGAGTCGCGCCAGGCGGGGCGGCCGGCGGGCGGCAAGTCGCGCAATTCGTTCACGCACCCGACAATCACAGCGATTGCGGGCCACTGTTCGGACTTGCCGATGGCTTTCGTAACCGCGCGCTCTACCAAGTTGCGATCGAACGTTCCCAGGTGGTCAACCAACTCTTTGACCATGATCCGGCGAATACGAGGGTCGGTGACTTCCTCGCGGCGGTACGGCCATTGCGCCAAAAGCCTGATTAGAACATTCCCGGCATCGGCTTCGTTAAAGCGGCTCGTTTGCTGCGGCGCGATCTGAGAAGATGGCGTCCACCGCTTCGCTGGTAGAGGCCCGGCGCGAAGTTCTCCCATTGAATCCCGTTCCATTCTGCGCTCTTTCGTCTTTTACGAAGTTGTTAAACTTGGATTGCCACTCGGTTCTGGTTAGAGGGTTGCGTTGGTGTTTCGCCAATTCCTCAAACTTGGATGCGGTAACGTCCATGTTGATCGGAGGAAGCCCTAGGCGCTGACGCTCGCCAGCGGCGACCAGCTTCCAAGCCTCTGGCACCCGCTGACCGTTTTCCCAAAATGTGCGCGGGCCTGTGGGAGTTTCTTTCTGGACTTTGGCTTCTGGTCTCTGGGGTTTATCCGGGTGGTTATCTTCTAGGTTATCCTCGCGCTTAAGTGCCGGGTTGCCGCCTAGCTTGCCTTGCTTGCTGCGTTCGGCCTCGCGCTTTTCGTCGCGAAGCATCCGGCGCGAATAGGGGACGCCTTCGGGCGTGCGCGAGAATACCCCGTTCTTTTCCAGCTCGGCGTAGGCGCGGCGCACGTCAGCGACCGGAGCGCCGACAAGGCGGGCGAGTTCCGGCAACTCTGGCACCCTGCCCTCAATCGTAAAGTGACCGTAGGGCTCGCCTTCGTGCATGTAGCCAAGGATTTCAGCCCAAAGGCCGCGAGCTGCTAGGCCACACATGCGCAAGCCGGGGTCGGCGCGCCAATCTGCGAAATACCATTTCGTCCAGGGGCGAGCCATTATGCGGCCTCTTGCATTATTGCGCGTCCGATCATTTCGGGGATTTGGGGGACGACGGCGTTGCCAAGCGCTTCAACGCGCTGTGACCGGTTGGGAATCCCATCATCAATTCGACAAACTCGGGATTCGGTTTCAGGCCATTGTTTTCTGGCCCAGTCAGCCCAGTCAGAAACTCTGTCAGGGACGGGGCAAAGCCCGGTGTTGCGTAGGCTTGGTAGCCCCTTGATTTCCGAGGGGTTGGCAACAATGAAAACGCGGTCACGCTCATGCGGTAATCCGACGTCGTGCGCCGATATGCAGTCCCATACCGCATCGTACCTGAGCGCGGCCAAGCCTCCGAGAACTTCGCCCATCCCTCTATCAAGCAACGCTGCGACGTTCTCCACGATGACGAAGCGTGGTCGTAGCTCGCTAATGAGCCGGGCAAACTCCCACCAAAGACCTGACCGTTCTCCTGCAATGCCTGCGCGCTTACCTGCATCGCTAATGTCCTGACAGGGAAAGCCTCCGCAGATGACATCGACGGCAATTCCGTCTCGTGCCAGAGTGTCCCC